TCCCACAAATAAATTAAATGGCATGCTACGGTATCTATTCCGTCAGAAACATGTTATAATGGTACCATACTAATTAAACCAGAGGACCCTTATGCCAGAGAAGATAAAACCAAGAGATAAACCCCATTACGTTAACAACAGAGAATTCTCATATTCAGTAGTTGACTATGTAAAATCAACTCATGATGCGGCTGAAGCGGGTACTAAAAAACCACAAGTAACAAATTATATTGCTACTTGTTTCATGAAGATATGTGAAGGCCTAAGTCATAAGCCTAACTTTGTTAGATATACTTACCGTGATGAAATGGTTATGGATGGCGTAGAGAACTGCCTTAAGGCTATATACAACTATAACATTGAAGCCGCCACACGCACAGGTAAACCTAATGCCTTTGCCTACTTCACCCAGATTGCTTACTTTGCATTTATCCGTAGAATTGTTAAAGAGAAGAAACAAGCGGATATCAAGTTTAAATTTATGGCCCAAGCTGATGTAGAATCATTTGTTTCTTCCATTGATCCTAATTCCCCTATTGACCAGAAGTTCATTGAAACCTTACGTGAGAAAATTACTAAGGTTCAAGAGAACGATAATGCTATTAAGGAATTTGCCAAAGAAGAAAAGGCTAAAGAGAAAAGAAAAGAGAAAGGTTTAGAACTGTTTTGCGTATAGCGATACTTAATGACACCCACTGTGGTGTTAGGAACTCCTCTGAAATCTTTATGGATTATCAAGAGAGGTTCTATCGCGACGTATTCTTTCCTTATCTTAAGGCAATGGATATCAAGAACATATTCCACCTTGGTGACTACTATGACCACCGAAAGAATATTAACTTTAAGGCGCTCCACCACAACCGTAAGATCTTCTTAGAACCATTAGTGGAGATGGGTATCCACATGGATATTATCCCTGGCAACCATGATACCTTCTATAAGAATACAAATGACTTAACCTCTCTTAAGGAGCTATTAGGATATTATACTGCTAATGTAACTATTATCACCAAGCCCACTAAGGTAAACGGGGTTCATCTTATTCCTTGGATTAACGAGGAGAATCAATCGGAGTATCTAAACTATATCCGTAATAACGATGGGGTACTAATGGCCCATTTAGAATTACAAGGGTTTGATGTCCTTAAAGGTATGAAGAGTCCCCATGGCATGTCCTCTAAATACTTTGATCATTACGATAAAGTTCTATCTGGCCATTTCCATACCCAATCTAATAATGGTACAGTTAGATACTTAGGTTCCCAAATGGAGTTTACTTGGAATGATGCCCACGATCCTAAATGGTTCCATATATATGATACTGAAGATCAAAGTGTAACGGCTATATTAAATCCTATAACGCTCTTTGAGAAGATATATTATGATGATAGTAAGGACCAGGTATTCGATATGGATAACTACGTTGATAAGTTTGTTAAGGTAATCGTTGAAAAGAAATCTGATGTTGCAAAGTTTGATGCCCTTATTGATCAGTTATCAGAGATAAATACCCATGAGCTTAAGATCGTTGAGAACTTCCAGGAGTTCTTAGGGGAAAATGTAGCTACCTCCTTAGAAGATGTTGAGAATACCCAACAGTTAATGGATGACTACATCGAATCCGCCCATACTACCTTAGATCGTGATAAACTAAAGATCTTACTTAACTCCCTATATAATGAAGCAATTGACCAGGAGATTCAATGATTAAATTTAACTTTGTGGCGTGGCAGAACTTCCTATCCGCTGGTACCACTGAAGTAAGAATTGACTTAAACCAACATAAGTCTACATTAATCGTAGGCCACAATGGCGCAGGTAAATCAACTTTACTAGATGCTATGTCCTTTGGATTATTCGGTAAACCCCACCGGGCCGTTAACAAGAAAGGTTTAATCAATTCTGTTAATGGTAAAAACTCAGTGGTTACTGTAGAGTTTGAGAGTAATGGCCACACCTTTTTAATCATCCGCGGGATTAAACCTAATAAGTTTGAGATCTGGCAAGATGGTTATATCGTAGACCAATCAGCTAATTCACGTGACTATCAGAAGTTCTTAGAGCAGAATATCCTTAAGCTTAACCATAAGTCCTTCCATCAAATAGTAGTACTTGGCGCCTCTTCATTTGTGCCCTTTATGCAGCTTAAACCTAAGCACCGTCGAGAGGTTATTGAGGATCTATTAGATGTATCAATCTTCTCATCGATGAAAGGAATTTTAAAAGAACGTACCGCCCTCCTAAAAGGTAAGATGCATGATACCAAGGCCCTATTAGATATAGACAAGGGTAAGTTGGAATACCAAGATAAGTATATTACCCAAATGGAAGGTTTAAACCGTCAGGCCGAAGAAGATGTAGAAGCTAATAATACTAAGATCGATACAGAGATCTCTGGCCATATCCAATATGGTATTAACTTAACGAATTCCTTAATTGATGATCCCACCTCTAAGCTACTAGGCCTTAATGCTACTGCCTCAGAACTAATTGGGGAGTTAGCAGGTATTAAGGGATCAATCGAGCAGTGTACTGAGGAGCATTTATTCTATATGAATAATGATTCGTGTCCGACCTGCTCTCAAACTATTACCCAACACCTTAAAGATGATAGGGTATCCACCCTTAAGTCAGGGGCTAGAGATTTACTCGCCACTCGAGAAGCAGCAATAGCCTCCCAAGTAGTTAACAATGAAGCCTTAGGGGTTATTCAAAAGGAGTTAGAGTATATAGCTTCTATCAATACCAAGAAGAGGGAAACCCAGACTAAGATCGAACAGCTTAAGGCCTCTAAACAAAAACCAGTGCAGGCCACTGATCTTGCTGATGACTATGCCGAGCTTAAAGCCCTTAAGACATCTACAGGGGAATACCAAGAGTTATTCGATGAATACTATGATAAGTTACTATATGCTGATTCCGCTAAGGAGATGCTTAAAGATACAGGTATTCGTACGAAGGTTGTTAGAGAATATCTACCAGCCATGAACCTATTGATTAACGAGTATCTTCAAACCTTAGACTTCTTTGTACACTTCCAGTTGGATGAGAACTTTGATGAAACTATTAGAAGTAGACATCGTGATACCTTTGTCTATGCTAACTTCTCTGAGGGCGAGAAGATGCGTATTGATCTTGCCTTACTATTCGCTTGGCGTAAGATTGCTCAAATGAAGAATTCAACTAATACTAATCTATTAATCCTTGATGAGACCTTTGATAGTTCTTTAGATAATGATGGCGTGGATAATCTAATGAAGATCCTATATTCTTTAGACAAAAATACTAACACGTTTATCATATCCCACAAGCCAGATTTACTAGAATCCCGCTTAGATCACAAGCTTGAGTTCAAAAAAACTAACAATTTTAGCAAAATAATTTAACATCCTTGCTACCCCTTGATATAAATGATACAAATAAATTGTACATTTGTATCATTTCATGATATAATGGTACCATAAACAATAAAACACGGTCCTAATATTATGAATTTAAATGCACAAGATTATCTAGCTAAGTTATTAGCAAAAGAAAACTTAACAGTCCAGCATGGTAATTATTCTACAGCGTCATTCAATGTCGTTGATAGAATTCTTAATTTACCATTGTGGGCTGATAAAGGTAAAGCAGTTTATGACTTGCTTGTTGGCCATGAAGTTGGTCATGCCTTATATACTCCAACAGACGGCTGGCACGATTCTGAGAAAGAAATCCCAGGAGTTCCTAGAGCTTATATCAATATCATCGAAGATATTCGTATTGAGAAGAAGATCCAACGAACTTACCCTGGCATCACCCGCTCATTCAAGATAGGTTATAAACGTTTGTTTGACGATAACCTATTTGGTACTGAAGACAAAGACATTAATAAAATGTCATTCATGGATCGCCTTAACGTTCATTCTAAAGGCCGTGGATATGTTGATGTACAATTTACAGATATTGAACAACGCTTTGTTGATATGGCTATGGCTGTTGAGACTTGGGATGATGTCCTAAAAGCTTGTTTAGAGATTAATGATTTTGTTAAAAACGAAGAGGACGATAAAGATGAAGATGAGATCGAGTCTACTAAAGGCCAAAATGGTGAAGGCGACGAGGGAGAAGAAGAGCAATCAGAAACAAATGCTGGAGATAATTCAGGAGATGAAGATGATGATAGCACAAGCGCCGATGGAAGCGGAGATGAAGGCGAATCAGATACTTTAACTGATGATGCCCAACGTGAAAACGAAGGTGATCTATTAGACACTGATGACCAAGGTAAGCAAAACGTTTATTCATGTGGTATTAGTGATGTTGATATTAAAGCAATGATCATTGATTACCCAACACTTTTAAAAGAACGTATGACGGGCAACCGTGGTTATATGTTAGCAGACACCTATGAGAATGTAGAGGCCACTGCAGAATTTACTAAATTCCTTAAAGACAGTAAGGCCACTGTTAGCTTAATGGCTAAAGACTTTGAACGTAAGAAAGCTGCTTTTGAATATTCAAGAAGTTCAGAGGCTAAAAAAGGTTCTTTAAACGTTAATAAGCTACACCAATATCAATACTCTGAAGATATCTTCTTGACGGTTCAACAGTTAGCGCAAGCTCAATCCCATGGCATTATCATGATGATCGACCAATCTGGTTCAATGTCATCAACCTTTGCTGATGTGGTTAAGCAAACATTAACTATTGCCTTATTCTGTAAGAGAGTTAATATTCCCTTTGAAGCTTGGACATACACCACTGGTAGAAACCACTTCGTTGAAGATTATAATGCTCCAACTGATCGTAATACAAATAAGATTGCTGATACTGATCGTATTAAGCTAGTGAATGTCCTTAATTCTAATCTTAAAAAGAAAGAATTCTTGATGGCTGCCCGCCACCTATATGTTGTGGCTATGGCCTTCGGTTGGAGAAATACCGTGGCGCGTAATGGCCTTATTGATTATGATTCAATGGGGGGTACTCCAACGGTTCAAGCTTTAATTGCTATGGAAACAGTTATCCAAGACTTTAAGCGTAGAAACCCAGTTCAAAATATTAACCTTATGCTTTTAACTGATGGAATGGCTGATAGCGTTAGCGTTGAAAATACTTACCGTTGGTCTTATAATGAGAATGATAATCAAGTGCCAACTAACCACAACATCTCTTTCAAATTCCGTAACCAATTAGTTACTGGAGATACCCGTGAGGAGGTTGTAGCCGCTACAATTAAAGCCCTTAAAAAACTAACAGGGGCTAAGGTCACTGGCTTCTTTATTTCAGAAAATAACAAACACTCTTTCTACTCTGGATGGACATACTTTGCAGCCCAACCAAGCTATGGTGATATATACAAAAATGCCTTTAGCTCTTGGAAAAAGGTTGGCTTAGCCACCCTTAAGAATATCCAAGGTATGGACGACTTCTTTATCGTTAAAACAAATGCTAAATCTAACTTCGAAGAGTTTGAAGTTACTGCTAATAAGAATGGTAAAGATACACAGATCAAAGACGTTAAGCGTCAATTCCGTAAGTTCAATCAGAAAAAGAAACAAGGTAAGGTATTAGTCGACAAGATTACTGATGCCATTGCCATAGCGGCATAGCACGTTTAGGACCGTGGTTATCGTCCTGGCCAGACGTTAAATCGGCCATTTAATTCGTACCCCTTGCAACCGTATACCAAATCAGTTGCAAATAAATTGTACAAAGCATACATTTCATGATATAATGGTACCATAAACAAATGAAAACAGGAGCTAAAAATATGAAAAAACTAATAAAAGTACTAACTAATAACTACCCTGATACTACAACATTTACAACTAAACAGCTTAAGCTTGCCGCTAAAGAAGCTGGTCTGGTAGTTTCAAAAACGTTAAACAAAATCAAAGCAGATTTTCCTAAAGAAGGCGCAGTCTTCAACTTAGAATCAGCTTTGATTCCTTTCAAATCTACTAAGAAAGAAGTCGGTAATATCGGCGTCTCTTCTGTCTCAAACAACGAAGTGTTTATACCTACCAAGGATAAAACATTTGTTGAATGGGGCAACTTCAAAGACATCTTATCTATCATTAAATCTGAGATGTTTTACCCTACGTTCGTTACAGGTTTATCTGGTAACGGTAAGACATTCATGATTGAACAAGCCTGTGCTAAAGCCAATCGTGAATATGTACGTGTTCAGATCTCGCCTGAGACTGATGAAGATGATTTAATCGGGGGTTTCCGCTTGTTAAAGGGCGAAACAGTTTTCCAAAAAGGTCCAGTGATCAAAGCAATGGAGCAAGGTGCAATCCTTCTTATTGACGAGATCGATCGTGGTACTAATAAGATCATGTGTCTTCAGGGTGTTTTAGAAGGCAAGCCTGTTCTAATTAAGAAAACTGGTGAGGTAATTACCCCAGCTAAAGGTTTCAATGTTATTGCAACAGCAAATACGAAAGGTAAAGGTTCTGATGACGGTCGCTTCTCTGCGGCTACCATCCTTGACGAAGCATTCTTAGAACGTTTCACCATTACTGTTGAGCAAAAATACCCTGCAGCCTCTATCGAAAAGAAGATCTTAACTAAGCACATGGAGAAGTTTGAGTGTGTTGATGAAGAGTTCAATGATTTGTTAGTTGGTTGGGCTGATACCATCCGTAAGACCTATGAAGATGAAGGTATTGATGAGGTTATTTCAACTCGTCGTTTGTGTCACATTGTCCAAACCTTCTCAATCTTTGGAAAACGTGATAAGGCCATTGAACTTTGTGTTAATCGTTTTGACGATGATACTAAAGAAGCTTTCCTTGACCTTTACACAAAATGTGATGCCACTGTCAGTGGCGTGGGCGAATACCCAAATGATACCTCAACAAAATACTTTGAGGATGGTACAGAGATGTTACCATAAGTCTTATAAATAATAATGCAAAATCTATATAATGAAGGAGTTAGTGAATGAAACTATGTAATGAAACAAAAGATGTCTTAAAGACATTTGCAAATATCAATAGCAATATTGCCCTTGATGCCACCGGAGTTCTACGTACAGTAGCTATCTCTAAAAACCTAATGGGCAAAGCCCTTATCCCCGAGAAGTTCCCAAGTAAAGTAGGTATCTACGACCTTAACGAATTTCTATCGTGTGTGAATATGTTCGATGATCCTACCTTAGCCTTTGACGACTCTGGTAAGTTTACAACTATCACCGATGGTGTCTCTTCAATTAAGTATTTCTTCTCTGATGTAGAGAACCTTACGCTTACTGAAAGAGATATTGATATGGCCACTGATGATGTTACCTTTACGGTAACCGCTGATCAAATGTCATCTATTCGTAAAGCCTCAGCGGCCTTAAAAGCTACTGATCTAGTAGCCACTAAGAATACTGACGGGGGTGTTTGGATTAAGTTAACCGTTACCGATAAGGAAAACCCAACCTCAAACGAATTTGATATTAACATTGCTAATTGTAGTATTAATATCGATAGTAACTTTGAATTTGTATTTAATATCAACAATTTCAAGTTCAATAACGCTGATGAATATGTATTTGGCGTAAGCTCAAAGCTTATTTCATCAGTACAAGCTGGCAATACCAATTATTGGGTTGCCTTAGAAAAAACATCTAAAGTATAACAGGAGAAACAGATGAGTGAAGAAAATCAAGTAGAAGAAGTAGAAGCAGAGGCACCAGGTATTGGTTTAGCAGATATTGCAGCGTGTGTTCAAATTATCGATATTGTAACTAAGCGTGGAGCGTTTGAAGGCCCTGAGTTAAGTGATGTTGGTACCGTTCGTAATAGACTCGCGGCGTTCTTAGAAGCTAATAAACCAGCAGAAGCCCCAGAAGAAGATGGTGGAGACGCTGGAGAATGAGTTTTAACGACAATGAAAAGTGGAAGTTCGTAATCCACAAGAATGCCCAAGGGCATTTTCATGTGGCGGAGGAATATTATGATGATACCGGTAAAGTCAGTGGATGGTCGGAAGGAGAAATCCTAATCACCGAAAACAAAGATGACTTACTACCACTATTAGAGAAAGCGGTGGCCGACCTAAAAGCTTAGATCAAAATTATATTATGGAGGGTTTATGTTAGAAAGTGATAAGAAAGATATTAACCAAGTGATGACTGATATTACTGATGCTATGATTCGCATAGCCAGTGAGAAAGAGTTTGTTAAAGAAGCTATTGTAGCTATGGCAGAGAAGTACGAGATCGATAAGAAGTCTCTTAAGAAAGTAGCTACGATTCTCTATAAGCAAAACATCGCAGAGGTTAATGCAGCAACCAGTGACGTACAAGATCTATACGAAGATTTAACGGCTTAACCGTTTACATTTGATTGGTACCATGTTATAATGGTACCATACTTAATTATACCATGGAGACTATATTATGAGAAACGACTTTTTATGGGTTGAGAAATACCGCCCGGCCAAGATTGATGAATGTATTTTGGATAGCTCCCTAAAATCAACTTTCAATCAAATGATTAAAGGTGGAGAGTTACCTAATATGATGTTCACCGGCACAGCAGGCGTTGGCAAGACGACTGTAGCTAGAGCACTTTGCAATGAATTAGGGCTCGACCACATCATCATTAATGGTTCGGAAGACGGTAATATTGATACTCTCCGTGGTAAAATAAAGCAGTTTGCCTCAACTGTTTCATTGCAAGGCGGATATAAGGTGGTCATACTAGACGAGGCTGACTACCTTAATCCCCAATCTACTCAACCTGCTCTTCGTGGTTTTATCGAAGAGTTTTCAAACAATTGCAGATTTATTCTAACCTGTAATTTTAAGAACCGTATCATTGCCCCATTGCACTCTAGATGTAGTGTATATGAATTCAATGTAGGTGATAAGCAAGTAATGGCTGGACAGTTTATGGCAAGGCTAACTGACATACTTCAAGCAGAGAATGTGACAGCTGAAGCCCCAGTGGTTGCTGAGCTTATTATGAAATACCTTCCTGACTGGCGAAGGGTTATTAATGAGTGCCAACGTTATGGCATGGCCGGTACAATTGACTCGGGTATACTAGTTTCCCTATCCGAGTCCTCTATTAAAGGCCTTATGGAAGATCTGAAGAAAAAGAACTTCAAAGGCATGCGCAAATGGGTAGTTGATAATATTGATTTAGAATCAGCTAAGATATTCCGGATGGTATACGACAATATGATGACCTATATTGACCCTGGTTATATTCCACAGTTGGTGATGACCCTTGCTGACTATCAATATAAATCAGCATTCGCTAGTGACCAAGAAATAAACACTGTTGCTTGCCTCACAGAAATCATGGCCCAGGGACAATTCAAATGAGTACGAAGAATCCCTTTGACTACCTAAATGCTATTAATACTAACAAGAAGGATATATTAGAAAATGAGAAAGATTACCCGGCCTTTATGGTTAATCGTGGT